AACTGTCGGGTCTGCCTAATAATTCATTTGGATCCGTTTCCTCGGTGTAAATTTCGGTTTCGCCTATCGGCAATGACGCTTCGATGAAGGCATTTAATACATCACTTGCGTTTAATTGAGCCGATTCACCATCATCGCCGCACGCAACGAAAGTTAATAGAAAGATAACGATTAATAATAAACTGAACTTTTTCATAGTGGTTTCCCTCCTAAATTTGACGCATATATGCGCCTGTATACCCAACATTATACAACAACCCACAAAATAAGTCAAGAAGCGAGGTGAAACCAATGGAAAAAAGAACGGATAGCGTTTTTAATGAAATAGTCATATCAAAAATACTCCCTGAGATAAGCAGAGCGTTTTGTGAGTTATATAACGATTGTTCGGGATCGAAATTAATTGACGCTCTCGGACGAGATATATTTAACGAACTTTGTAATCAAAAGGCTAATGACTTAAAAACAGTTATTAACAACTATATCGACAAGCAAGTTACGATGTTTGATTGGGAAATATAACGCCTAATAAGAAACTTTTCGCCACTTCCGTTATCACATCTAAAGCGATTGATGACGTTGTCTCGCCTATTTTATTCATGACCTTCTTCCAGACTTTATTATCACGTATAGTGTCAATGTATTGATGACCTGCGAAAATGATTTTGAAATATACGATATCAATGATTTTTTGATCGCTTCCTATTATTCTTGCTTCTATATATTCCGCTTCTAAAAGTTTTAAAGATGAATAGGCGATATCTTCCTTTGTAAATTCTCCCAGTATTTCGGATGAAACTATTTGTGATAGACGGACTTGCGATAGAGATAAAGAATCGTCATAATTTAAATTTTCTTCCAAAGCAAGAAGAAGCGATCTTATACAATCATAGTTTAATTTCATTAGTAACACTCCTTTTCCGGCGCATTAATGCGCCTTTATACCCACAATTATACAACAACCCACAAAATAAGTCAATGAGCGAGGTGAGAGAAGTGAAAATATTAGTAAAAGAAAAATGTTTAAAAACCACTCGCATTAAAAAAGGTTTGTATCAAACAGAAGTTGCCAAAGCAATTCAAATGGATTCTAACGCATATTCACAAATTGAAAACGGAAAATCAACCACTTGTAAAACCGCAAAAAAAATATGTGATTTTTTTGGTGTTGAATTTGATGATTTCTTTATTATAAAAGACGGTGATACTCATGTTCAAGACTTATTATGACGTTTTTGCTTGTGCGGCGTTGCTAAAATACATTTTAGATTACTTTAATCCACAGGTTGGGGAAAAGAGGGTGAAAAAAATGAACGATAATTTAGCGAAACTAATTAAAGACCGCAAAAACCGAGCAAAGGAATTTAACACGCACGCTGTCGGTAAAATCAAGAAACGTGTAGCGAGTTACAGCACGGACATAGGCAAACATCACAGATTGTCAATGCAAATATGCAAAACGTGCTATTATATCACGTCTGAAATGACCGCTGATGTCGGCGGCAGAATCGCTATGAAATATACCTGCGATATTTGCGGCAAAGAGTTGGAAACCAACGCCGCCGAGATAGGTTATTACTGTATAAAATGTGCCGCTGAGCATGGTTTATGTACCCAATGCGGCGGCGAGATGTGAGGCGCAAATTGCGCCTGGAGGTAATATCATGAAAATTGTACTAAGCGAAATGACTGTTAAGGCTATAAAATATCGCGCGCAAAAGATGAAAAAGCAAAATGCGAAATTACATACCGGAATGGGAAACTTTAGCTATGATTATTCGGCAGACGTGAGAAAAGAATACCGTATAATGAAACAAATGTGTAAGCACTGCCATTATCCATTAAGCACAATCGGTAATCGCCGTAAATATTATTCAAAATGCTTTATATGCGGTGAAAGTTATACAGCTAAAGCCGAAGTAATAAATCTCTGTTGCGCTAAGTGCGCTAAAAAATATAATGTGTGCGTCATATGCGGCGCGGAAATGGATTGATTGCCATGAACGACATACTTGAAATGATAAAAGATCAGGACTCTATTGCTAAAGCAACCTGCGAGTATAACCAATATACCATTATGTTAAAAAAAGCCGGTGAAGTTATCAAAGCAGAGCGTGAAGCGCATGAAAATCAGCAGAGAAAATTAATCGATATCATACAAAAACAGCAGGATGAAGCTGTACATTCAGGCATGGAAATTCAACGGTTGAAAAATGAATTACTTTATTATAATAACCGTATTAAATTTTGGAAAGATATCGCCAACGGTAAAGGGAGGGTATTTGAGAAAAAACAAACTGAAAGCGAGGTTACAAAATCATGACACGTAAACGTAAAATAATTGTTCTCGCCGTACTGGCGATCTTTATAATAGCCTTCATCATCACTGTTAACATCGGTATAGCGTTGGTCAACTATAATATACCGGATGGCGTAATCAAAATAATAGCGGCGGTTGGTATAATAGGCGGATTGATTGGAGCGGTGAAGCTGTGAAAAAAGCCTATCACAGACGGCAATCCATGATAGGCCAAGGAATATGATATATAAAACAACCTGTATATATTGTATCATACAAAATAAATAAAATCAATAGATGTGTCTATAAATTTGAAATTTTATAAGGATGGTAACTATGAATAAAATAATATTTCCTGACGCTAAAAAAATAGCGAAAGATAAAATTAACGAGGAAGTCAAAACTTTCAAAGGCAACAATAAAGCGTCCGCCGTATACAGACACGTAGCGGATATGCTTAAAAACTTCACTGATCAGGAATTGGAGTTCGCCGAAGCTGTACAACAATCCAAGGCCACATTAAGCGGCTGCTGTAAAACAATAATGCAAAACGTCGGATCTTCCGTGTCTGATATTGAGGTATATAAAAAAGCCGTACAATTCTATTTTCCCGGCGCTGATATTAAATTGACAATGAAAATCAAGCTGAATCCGTACGAAGATGACGCTGAGGAAGTTACACCTAAAAAAACCAAAACGTTGGATATCTCGCTTGATGACTTATTTGATATATAACGAGGTGAGAAAATGACAAACCCCGATGATGTAATAAACACCTTTCCGGACCTGACTGCTGAACATAAAGATGATACACGGCAATGTTTCTCGCACTACCTGTTAAAACGCCGGTCGTTCAAGGGTGAGACGCGTTATGAATGTTCGAGGTGCGGCGAGAAGTGGAAATACCCGCAGCGAGTCATGACTCGGTATGATAATGATGTACTGGACGGATCGCACAGAGACGAAGTCAGATGCCCCAAGTGCGAAAGAACGGTTACGCTGTTACACGCGAACAAATTCCGTAACTTTTTTTCACTCACGGAATATGAACGGATTATATATATCATACCGGTTAATCACGATGAAGTATATATACGTGTATACTACGTGTCATTTAAATGTGATAGTAAAGGATTTGAGTTTAATTATATTGAAAACACACGATATTACTTGGCTCCCGGTATAGCGAGATCATGGATATATATGTACATAAGCAGCGGAAATAAGTGGAGCGAAAATATAACAATACGCCCGGCATTTGAGTATGATTTACAATTTGGAGCTAACTATAATTACCGCTACATAGGCAAAGACTCGCTTACCGGTACATTTTTGAAGTATTCGCAGTACGATAAATCATGGATTATTGAGAATGAACGCTGGGTAAATATGTACCGCCTGTTATATACATATGCCGTACATCCTCAGATCGAAATGCTGATTAAGCTCGGGCATCACAGTATTGCTTATGACGCGATCAGGCAAAATGATATACACAAAAGAACTCTTGACTGGAACGCCGATAATCCGCCGGATTTCTTTAAACTGACAAAACAGGAATATAAAGAATTCGCCGGACACAACGGAGACTATAGATTATTATCCTATTATAAAAAGTTCAAACGTATCGATAAAAAAACTACCTTTGCGGATGTAGAAAACTTTATTAATAAAGTATATTACGCGCATCACGCTAAATTCATTCAAATTTCAAGAGTATACAAAATCAAGCCTATGCGTTTGCTCAATTACATAAAAAAAATACCCGCGCGTCAGTTCGATGAAGGTTTTGTATTTTACCGTGATTATTTGGATACCGCAAGGCAAATCGGTTATGACCTGACTGATGAGACGGTGTTACTGCCTAAAAACCTTATAGAAAAGCATGATACAGCGGTAAATATATTTAATGAAACGAAGCAGAAAATCACCGAAAAAGAAAATGAGGAAAAAATGAGAAAGTTCCTTAAAATCACCGAGAAACTTAATAAAAAATATAGTTTTGAAGATGAAAAATATCTGATCCGAGCTCCTGAATCAATGCAGGAAATTATATCAGAGGGCAGAAACCTGAGTCATTGTGCCGGAGGTTACGCAGCCCGTCACGCCAACGGTTCGACGGTTATACTGTTCCTCCGCCGAAAGGACGATCCGGAAACGTCGTTTTTTACAATTGAAATGCACGGTAATATATTACGGCAGGTACAGGGATATAAGAACAGTGTTCAACTCAAAGGTGACGCGAAAGAGTTCTTTGATGACTTTTTATTGTATGTCACCGGAAAACTTAAGAAAACGGACAAACCTAAGTCGGCGGAAGCGCCTGATCAGACGTTAGAAGTCGCTTCGTAAAAGGAGATAAATAAATGAATAGTTTAATGGAAATAAATAAAATGAGCGCTGTCGAGCTGCACCGTGAGATTATGAACAACGGCAACCTCGCCGCTTCGTCATTGTTGGAAATGGCGAGATGTCTTAAAGTTATGCGTGATGAGAAGAAATATATCGATCTCGGCTATAACAAGTTTGATGATTATTGTGTGGATATGATTGGCATGCACCAACGAAACGCATACAATTACATATCGGCGTATGAAAGACTTGGCGCAGACGTTTTGCAGTCAAATGCAAATTTAGGTATTATAAAACTGGAATTAATATCTCACCTGCCGCCTGATGAACGTGATGAGTTGCTCGCCGATCCGACAGAAATAGAAGGTATGACGATACCGCAGATTAAAAACCTAATTGCGGAACATAAGGAAGCCACCGCTCAGCTGAGATTATTTGATACAAACGATAAATCCCGAGAAAAAGAAATCAAAGAACTTAAAAAATCTATTAAAAAAAATCAAGATGAACTTGCCGATAAAGAAAAACGTATAAAAGAACTTACGGATACACCTGTTACGGTAGTTAAAGACCTTTCCGAAGAACGCATTGAGGACATACAAAACGAAATTAAATCCGAATATGAATCCAAAATATCGGCGCTCGAGCGTAAACTCCAGCTGTCCGACAATGACACCGTTACGATAAAATTCTATTTTGATAATGTTAAGTCCGAAATACAAAGAACTATGGAAACAATTGAAAATATGTCACCGGAAAACCGTAATAAGTATTTTCCTGCATTTAAAAAATTGCTGCAGTTCTATATTGATAATTTAGGTGACGACGATGATGATATAAATAAGGAGATATAAAAGGGTATAAATTATGGAAAACAAATATATAAAACTCCCTGCCAAGGATTTAAATTTATATGAAATTAATCTAAATGATCTCGCCGATATTTTAAAACCATTCGCCGAAATTAAAGCGATGATATATAAAAACAATGACGCCTGTATGTACGGAATTGTTATCGAAACGGAAAATGATCCGGAAACAACATATATGCTCAATACCGTCGCCGAGCGAGACGAATTTTTAATAGAACTATTAAATCAAGCCATTGAATGGTATCAACATAAACTACTGCACGGCGGATCATATAATAGTGAAGATAATAACTACTACAATTATAAAATAATCGGGTGTCAAGTAATTTTGCGAGATAAGTTAGGGGTGAAATAAGATGGAGATAAGATTAAAACTACACAGATTTATAAACATCCGTTCCCCGTCCGGCAAAGAAATACAACAACCTACATATACAATAGCGGAAATTGATGACTTTAATTTTGATGAAATTTTTTATACTGAAGATATATACGAATTAAAACAAATCGGCGTTGAAGTTATAAGAACTGTGCCTGAAAAAAGTACGCCTATATATATAATAGTAGATAAATCTGATTTGGATAAAAATAATATGTTACCTACCGAGGCTAAAACGTTTGAGGAATTATCAAAGAAATTCGCTAAAATGATGGAAACCTACATAAAGGAATGTAAAAAGGCAGGTGTTAAATAATGGCGAACAAGAAATACAAAATTGATTCCGTTTGCGGAAACCTTCATTATATTATACAGCTCAGTCCGTGCGGAACACAGGAAGCTATATATAAAGGTGTACCGGATTACAATAGATACGAATATAAATTGTACAAGCATAAAGCGCTTATAAAAGGCGCGCCGGATTACCGGAATAAAATTATCAGTTGGGACGACGTTGACAGATCGGTGTTGTTTCCTGATCCTCGATTAGCTACTTAAAAAAATAAAAAAGTCTGTAGGCTAACCGTCTCACAGACAACCCCAGAGCTTTATACTCTGGGGTACGGATTTCCCGCCGTAAAATTACTTAACGTATACAAATTTCAAAAACAAACAGCGTTCGCGCTGTTTACGGGTTTACATAGGGTGATAATATATCAACCATTTCTATTATCTGTGATTTATTTTATATTTGATTGGATGTGTTTTTTATGATGAGAGAAATTATATATGACTGCGGCGGTTATGTTCGCGTTCATGTTTGTTCTATTCGTCGATCCGCCAAAGGTAAGCGCGGTCATAGAAATAAGATAACCTGCGAATCGCGCGCAAAATTAAATGCTAAAAACGCAAAACATCGCATGGCTGATTTACTTCACTGTAATTTTGGCGGTAAAGATATTGCGTTGCGTTTGTCATATTCTGATGATGAAATGCCGTTTACTATTGAAGATGCTATCAGGAACGTTCAAAACTTCATTCGCCGTCTGCGTCGCATTTACAAAGCGGCTGCTATCAAAAAAATAAAATACATATATGTTACCGAAATGTCCGGTAATGGCAGAATTCATCATCACTTGATAATCACCGGCGGCGTTGACCGCAATTTAATCGAAAAGACTTGGGGCCTGGGTTATTGCAATTCTAAACGTTTACAGTTTAGCGAAAACGGATTAAACGGAATCGCGGAATATTTTCAGAAAGAACCAAAAGGTAAAGAAAGTAATAAACGCATTCGCCGATGGAATTCATCACAAGGATTAGACACGCCAAAAGTCTCGCGTCGTGACTATGTAGTAACAAACAAAACGGCAAAATATATAGACAGTAATCCCGATGACTATAATTACATTCGCGATTTATATCCAAATTACGAGGTAGGCCACGTTGAGCCGACGGCAATCAACGACGTATCCACAGGGCTGTTTATAACTATTTATTTGTATAAGCCGGAAGTTATTACACACGCGAACAAAAATGAATTTGATTATATTTTGAAGGGAGAAAAAAAGCGCACATCTGTTCGCGGCAGACGTACGCAAAAGGACTAATAAGAAACTTAATAACACTATTATTATATCACGCTTGAAAGGAAAACGCAAGTATGAAAAAGGATATAACGAGAGATTACGCTTCAGACGCGTTTTGTTTTGCCGCTGATTTAAATTATCCTACATATGAGCAATTATATAAGCGGATATATGACGACGCTGTTAAATCGCAAATATTCAGAAATCCAAAAGATTCCATTGCTTACGCTGAAAATCAAATTGCGGTAAATACTCCGGCGTTATGCGATATCATGGCAGTTAACAAAGTTTTTGAGACACTTGAAATTGGCGGGCGTGAATATATTATCAAGGCGATTAAAGGCGTGTATTATTATCCGATTCACAAAGGTGATATATCTATGCGTGTACATAAGTTGTCGTTAAGCATTCCGGCTTCGGAAGCTACTGTATATCGTTATTTAAAACAGGCGCGGCAATTGTTCTCGGCGTTGAGAGGGTTGCGGCAAAGATGATAGTAGTAGAGGGTAATTCTGTGATATAATAGTAATATAAATAAATATATAAATTCAGTCTTGCAGTTGATTGCAAGACTTTTTTTATTTTGGCGGTGATGTTGTGGCTCAAGACTGGGCGAAAGGGTTTTATAAATCTGCGGCGTGGCAGAAATGCCGAGGATCATATATTAAAAGTGTGTTTGGGCTGTGCGAGATATGCGGTAAGCCAGGGTATATCGTACACCATAAAATAATACTCACGCCGTTAAATATTATTGTTCCTGATGTATCGCTTAATCATGATAATTTAATTTATGTGTGCAAGGATTGCCATGAGCGAGAGCATCACGGCGACGTACTGCGGTACCGGTTCGGTGATGACGGTATGCCGGTGGCACGATAGCCCCCCTGTAAGCGGTGCGGCGGCTACCGCTCGCCGACCGAGAGGGGGAGGTAGAGAGAATACACGGGAGATTTTCCGTATAACCCCCACCCTAAATCGAAACAAATTCCAGTTATAACCATTTCACGAAAGGAGTAAAAGCGATGGCAAAATCAGCGGATATAGATAAAGATAAAAAAATTAAGAATGAAATAGCTCGACTTAAAAAATTATACGCAAATGTAGATGAACTTAAGAAAAAAACACTTGAAGGTCTAATTGAAGAATGCGCTTATATGCGTATTTCTTTGAAAGAATTACGTGGTTTTGTTGATCGTTTAGGCTTTGTTGACGAGATGGAACAGGGCGCTTATACCATATTGCGTGAAAGTCCGTATTACAAGGCATACATATCAATGTTACAGCGTTATACTACCGCAAGTGAAAAATTACTTGCGCTTTTACCCAAAGATACAGTGATTGAAGAACCTGATGACGGGTTTAACACTTTTGTTAGTGATCGAGATGATTAAATACCCGCTTACGTACAATCCGATAGTTGAATACTGGAATGAAATTGACATTGGTCGGGTTACTGTAGGACGTAAGATTAAAAAAACATACGAAAAACTTATTTATGATTTAAATCATGACGCTGAATTCTTTTACTCGGCGAAACGCGCGAATCACGTTATTGAATTTATTGAAAATTACTGCAAACACAGTAAAGGTAAAATGGGCGGTAAACCTGTCATACTTGAACTTTGGGAAAAAGCTATGCTTGCCGCTATATTCGGTTTTATTGACATTAACGGTAACCGTAAATATCGTGAAGCGATTTTGATTGTCGGTAAGAAAAACGGTAAGTCGTTAGTTTCATCGTGCGTCGGAATTTATATGCTGGTCGCCGACGGTGAAGCGGGTCCGGAAGTATACGCAATCGCTACGAAACGTGATCAGGCTAAAATCATTTGGGGTGAAGCGAAGCGTATCATACGTAAATCCCGTACACTGCTTAAACGCATTAAAACGCTTGTCGCTGAATTGGTTTGCGCTTTTAATGACGGTGTATTCAAGCCGCTCGCTTCCGACAGCGACACCCTCGACGGACTTAATGTTCATTGCGCTTTGATGGATGAAATACATCAATGGAAAAACGGTAAGGCGTTATATGACATAGTAGCCGACGGTAACACGGCTCGTGAACAGCCGCTCACGTTTATAACCTCAACAGCCGGCACTATACGTGAGGATATTTACGATTCAAAATACGAAGAATCCGAAAAGATAATTGACGGTTATTTTGATCCCAACGGTTATCATGATGAACGTGTAATTTCTTTTATATACGAACTCGACAGCCGTAAAGAATGGATTAATGAACCGTGTTGGTATAAAGCTAATCCAGGACTTGGCACGATTAAAAATCTTGACGCTTTACGTGATAAAGTCGAACGAGCTAAAAAGAATCCTATGCTTGTTAAGAACCTTGTTTGTAAGGAATTCAATATACGTGAAACGTCATCTGAAGCGTGGCTTACTTTTGAAGAAATAAATAACACTGCCCTGTTTGATGTCAGGGAATTAAAGCCACGTTACGGAATCGGCGGCGCTGATTTATCCAGTACAACAGATTTAACCGCCGCTAAAGTTATATTTATGCTGCCGAATGATAATAACATTTACGTTTTATCTATGTATTGGTTACCGGAAGATTTACTTGAACAGCGTACCAAAGAAGACAAAATTCCCTATGATCTGTGGTACGATCAAGGTTTATTGCGATTGAGTAAAGGCAATAGAATTAATCCGCACGATGTCACAGAGTGGTTTTTGGAAATTCAGAGGGATTACGATATATATTTATATGTCACCGGCTATGATTCATGGTCGGTCGCGATGTGGCTTGATGAAATGAAAATGAATTTTGGAAGTGATACCATGATACCGGTTATTCAGGGTAAAAAAACTTTATCAGCACCGATGAAATCACTGGGCGCTGATTTGTCCGCAAAGAGGGTTATATATAACAACAATCCGATTGATAAATGGTGTATGCTTAACACCGCTTACGAGGAAGATAAAAACGGCAATATACAGCCGTGTAAGACTTCCAAGCCCACACGCAGGATCGACGGTTTCGCCGCTTTGCTAAACGCTTATACGGTACTGCAAGACAAAATGTCAGAATATCAAAATGTCATATGAGGTGATAAGTTGGGATTAAAACAAAATATAAAAAACTTTTTTAACAGCGGCGTTGATAATAACGGCGGAGCCGGCGGTACGAAAATCAGAATTGAAATGGTTAACGGCACGGGTAACGGTACATATTTTTGGAATAACAAAATATATAAAAGCGATATTATCCGATCGTGTATCAGACCTAAAGCGTCCGCTGTCGGTAAAATGACAGCAAAACATATCCGTGATGACGGTCACTCCGAAATGAAAATAAATCCTGATCCGTATATGCGTTTTCTGCTTGAAGAACCTAATCCGTATATGTCAGGGCAATTACTGCAGGAACGTCTTGTAACAACTCTGATGTTAAATAACAATGCCTTTGCTTTAATCGTGCGTAACGACGACGGCATACCTACGGATATTTACCCTATACCGTCATCAAGCGTTGAAGCTGTATACGATAAATCAAATCAGCTGTATTTAAAATTCCAATACAGAAACGGCAAAAGCGGAACATATCCCTACACGGATATAATTCATTTACGGCAGGATTACGGATATAACGACAATGATATTTTCGGTCACAACCCTTCTGACGCTTTAACGCCGTTGATGGAAATCATGGGTACCACTGATAAAGGTATCGTAAATTCTATCAAAAACA